CCATAGTTTACCTCTAGTTGTTAGTAGCTAGGTTAGAAACTTTGTAAGTAAGACCAGCACCACGGCTATCATCTAACTCAAAAACTCCATAGTCTGATGTCATTACAACTTCAGTAGCCCTGAGGGACGCATCTCTTTGTCTCTCAGTTCTGGTATCTACGCTGGTTAGGGCAGCCATAGCACTCTTGTCAGCTATAACGCCAATACCATCACCGTTGGAATCTTCATCAATGTTTCCATCCTCAAAAATACTCACACCGTTAATAGGGCGTAAGCCAGCCCAGAAACTCTTCAGCAGGTCTGCCGACCATCCACTTGATATTTCTGAAGTCGTTGCCGATGCTGTAGCAGCTGCAGACGCTGCCAAAGCAGCTACTGCGTTGGGATGATGAAGAATGTAAAGCTGGGTACCAAACTTACCAGCTTTTGCTACAGCGATACACGCTGCTATGTTGTCTGCCGTAAGTTCTTTGGTTGTTGCACCTAACTTAGTACCACCGTTTAGGTTGGTATAAAGAGCAATTACATCTCCGTCTTTCTTTCTTGCCATACCTTCACCCAGCTGCCTACCTATGATAGACATAACATTAGGTGCAGATTGCCTGACGAGTTTATCAGTCAGAATAACCTTGGCTCCTACCTCAGATGCGGTAAGGTCAACAGTGGTCATTCCAATTTCTTCCTCGTCTACTATGTCCTGACCGTCTACTAGGTCACTCATTGTCATCTGACCAACCTTGGGAACGGTTACCTGCTTTGCCCCCTTGGGCAGTTTGAACTGCTCAATCAGTGCTAAAGCTGGTGCGTTATGCTCCTCTGTATATCGAGCAGCACTAATAATAATCTTTTGGGCGTTTTCTAGATTGCCCGTTGTGGCTGTTTGTGCCATAACTAAACCTCTTAATCTTTTTCTAGTTTATTAACTTAAACCAGCAGCCCTTCGTGCTGCTGCATTCGCCTGAGAAGACCTATCGCCTTGATTGTACTTCTCAAGCCACCTGTCCTCATCGGTAGAAGCAGCCGGTGTACTTTGACTATCGTCAAAAGTCTGCGAAGGAACTAGCTGTGCCCTTAGCCTAGCCAATTCCGCTTTATCGTCCCTTTGGGACTTCATGCTTTTCGCAGCTGCTTCCATGCTCTGAGGGTCAGAGTGTTGTCTTAATTGATTTAAGTCAGATAAATCCAACTCATACTTTTCAGCAAAATGCTCTGCAGCATTTGCCTGTCCTTGCAGGAATTGCACATAGCTATCCTGCTCCTGTTGCATTTTAGTTACCTGATTCTGTTGAGCCATCCAGTTCTGGGATATCTGTGACGCTTGGTCCGGTAGGTATCCAGCCTGTTCAAGCTGTTCCTTATACTGGTTAGCCTGACCCTGTAACTGTTGCATCTGTTGTTGATTTTGATACTGCAGGTTCTGCTGCTGTATCTCATAGTTACGTTGTTCTATCTCCTGCATACGCCTTTGCAAGTCATCGACTGGTGCTTGCTCAGGAACAGGAGGTGGAGGAGTGTCAGAAACAGGAGGTGTTACTACTGATTCTGGTTGAGTAGGTTCCGGTTCGCTTGAACCAGTATCTACAGTAGGTTCTTCTACAGCTGGTGTAGGAGTGTCTTCAAAGGTATTAACCCCTGAGAAATCCTCAGTAATATCTGTAGTTGTACCTACACTATTATCTATAGGAGCATCCACTGCTGGCTGCGTATTTTCTGGTGTCTCTGCCTGATTAACCATATCTTACCTCTATCTTAGAATTATTTTAGTATACCCTATACTACCTAGTTCTCACAGGGATAGCTTCTGAGGGACGGGGAATAAACCCTGTTGATGTCTTTCCATACAGTTGGTCATGGTACTGTTGACCCCTTAGAGTAACGCCTTGGTGAAAATCTCCATACCAGAAGACTAAAGCCTCATCTAATCCCCCTCCTGCATCTGCATCTGACTTTAACAGGTTCTTTCTTTTTATAGAACGAAGTTCAATTAATGTATTTAGATACGGAATACTATCCTGCATTTGTCTCTGACCACCTCTGTCTGCATTCAAATACTCATCCCATATTTGTTGTAGTTGAGGACTTGGGTTAGAAGTTAATTCGGAAAGATTCTTTCCTGTGTTCCAGTAGGGAGCCAATAGTTCTCTGGCAGAATCGTACGCCTTCTCTGTAGGAGTATCATTAGCTTCCAGTGACCTTAGGAATACCTCAAACAAACCATCCCCTGCAACTTCTGATTTACTCTGTATAGATGCAATGTACTCATTACGTTCACTAAAGAACTCATCCCAGTTAACATCAGTAGGGGAGTCTTCAGTAGGCTCTATCGCATAGTAGCCAGCAAGTAAGAAGTCTACGCCAACACGGGTATCTTGCATCGTACCTGCTGCTGTATATATATCCGCATAATATTTATCTTTAACATTAGGGTCTGCAGACTGGGCAGCGTTTTTGTATATTTTACCTATAGCAATCTGGGCACCTTCATACTTCTTCCACTTATCTGACTTAGCCTCTCTCCACTCTTTAGGTGATAATGCCCCTTTAGTCTTATCCTTGTTACGCCAGTTATCAAGGAAACTGTCATTGTTCTGTTGTTCAGTAAGAAGTTCTCTTCTCACCTTAGACGCAGCAATACCAGCATTCCTAGTATCTTTTTGTGATATCTCAGGGTTCTCACTGAGAGCAGCTTGTTGTCCAGCTTGCCTAAGACCTCCACCCCTCTGTGGGTAGAACGACCTTTCTAATGCAGACCAGAAAGGAACTTCTTTTTCAGGTTCCCTTATTTCTTTTTCAAACTGTCTGTACTCACTCTCAGATAGAGATGCTCTAAACTCAGCCCTCTCTAATCTGTTCATTTCTCTGTAGTCTGCGACCTTCTCTTCCATAGGTCGAGCCTCAACACCCCTCATCTCTTCCATTAACTCTCCGGCAAAGTCAGCCATATTTAAACTCATTGTACCTACCCCACCCAGAATACTTTCGTATAGATGTTCAAGTCGTGACGGACTTCCTATGTACTCTTGCATAAAGTCTGGAAGAATATCCAGTTCATCTACAACTCCAGATGCTGCCCTAATACTCTTAGATGTTTGTCTTGTATACTGCTCTTCCAGAGGTCCTTCCTGTAATTCTTCAGGAACTATTGGACTTTCTCTCCACATGTCATATCCAGTTAACTGCTCAGAAGCTAAAGTAAATATCTCTGGCATTGGCAACTCTGCGATAGGAGAAGTTGACTTGAATACTTCCGTAGCCCACCTTCTCTTGTCATTAGCTACAGCTTCATCTTCATCAGTCTCCTCTGATAAGAAAATAAATGCCTGAAAGATAGAGTTCCACTCACGTAATCTATGTGGAATCAAAAGATACTTAGGCTTAGGTCTATCTGTTGCCGGGTCTAGTACCAGTTCACCACTGTCATCTCTTTCTGGGGGCAACATAAAGATTAGGCTGTTATATCTAACGTACTGAGGTATATCGTAGTAAAGCGGAGTGCCCTGATACGTAAACGATTTGTTCCAGTATTCTTGAATAGCAAGATAAGCTGTTATAACAGCACCTATCCTCATTGCTGCACCCGTAGGACCACCTGAAATAATATCTAAAGTCCTACCTTGAAATGGTCTATCTTTTATTCCTAAGGTTGCATAATGTTTTAATTGTTCTGACGCTGAACCAAATTCCCAATGCGGTCCGTGACGAGTAGGATTTTGTATTGGTCTAGTTACTGGGAATAAATCAATTCCAAGTGCCCTAAAAGGTATTTTTGCTCCTTCAGTAGTAGCTTTAAGAAACAAGAAGTAATCATTAAGTTTCTTAATCTGTGCCCCACCATAACTAAAGTCTAAAGTTGACATAAAACTATTTTCTGCAGCTGCCTGTGACTGAGGCGTATCAACAAATGGACCCATACTTCTTCGGTCAGCATCAGGAATATCAATTACCTTACCTGTAGTCTCATCAATTCTACTTTCAGGTACCCAGTCATCCAACATTGTTTTCATATGTTTTTCTTCTGGAAGATTCTTTATTCTATTAAGTTCTTTCTTTCCTATAGTTTTATGTAAGGTTTTTTCTGCTGCTGCGTATCTTGGGGCAGCTTCTACTACTCCCCCAATCCTAATGGTAGTATCTTTTATTCTATCTAAAACAGACCTACGCAATAATTTATCTAACTGTTTACTAGATGTAACTATTACAGCAGAATTAACTTGGTCAGCATTTATAAGCTCTCTTCTCACATCATTTATAATTCTTGATTCAACATATCCACTCGTTTCACCCCACCCATCCATTGACCTCATCATTTCTACAAACTTGTCCTCTTTGTTCCGAGACACATTATAAAGACCTTCTATAACTTTTCTTCCTGTATACAACGGAGAAACACCAGCTTTTAATTGTGCCGTAAACATATCAATAACCATATTACGAACCCAGAATAATGGGTTATAGGTTGTGTACACAGACCTGAACCAACCATTGGTAGCTGCCAATTTAACATTAAGCTGGCTTGGGCTATCCATAGCCATACCAGTACGACCCATTACATCGTCCCAAATATCTTTATGTATTGGACCTCCATCTGAAGCTGCGAATACTTTTCTTTCCCCATTTTCATAATAAGAAAAATATCCAGAGTCAGGAGCATCAACAGAAGGTTTACCAGCAACAGTCTTACCGTAAAAGTCATCTACGTTTTTTAATCTTTTAGTTCCGTCTTTTAATACAGTTTCAAATTTGTCTGTAACATCTTTTAACTGTCGTGTGTTTTTATATACATCAACAGCAATACGTGTAGATTTATTACGTGCAATACGGGCTTCTCCTCTAGCTACGTGTTGCCACAAGGTTTCCCCAAATACAGACTGTGCCCCCATTTTTATATTAGTGTTTTCTGATAAGGCATATACCCCGTCATCTACCACATTAAATCTTCCACCTAACCTTCTGCCTATATC